CAATGGTCAGTACCCTGGTATCCCAACGAACTTCATCGTCAGCGCAAGGACATACCTGATGTTGGTGATGTAGAGGTACGCACAGTACGCACACGTGACTCTATTCCATTTTGGAAAAAAGATGCAGGGCGTACAATCTTTGGTGTGAAAGTTACAGATGAAGAATATTATTCTACTGTAGAAATCTATGGTTCATTCAAAGCCGATGATTATATGACCGATGAATACTACCAAGCCGACATTGATGGGTGGCGTGTGCCACTATCACAGATACAGGAAGTGATTGTAGCATAATGGATTGGTCACGCATTGAGAAGTGGGATTATGTGGCGACGGCAGTAGCCTCAGAGTACCGACGTAAGTTTGATATGGTTGAGTATGATGATATCAAGCAGTCGTTGTACGAGTGGTTTACTCAGCACCCTAATAAGTTAGATGAGTGGGAAAAGATTGGCGAGAAAGACGCCAAGAACTTAATCTATCGTTCACTTCGCAATCAAGCATTAGATTATTGTCAACGCTGGAAGGCAAAGAGTATGGGCTATGATGTGTCTGACTTGTATTATTATGAAGCAGATATTGTAGAAGCCCTACTGCCTCCCGTGTTGCGTAATGAGTGGGGCGTGAGCCATAAGTTAAACTTAGGTATACCAGGACGTTCCAGTGCACCATCTGAGGGCGGTAATCTATCTGTAATGATGATGGAGATAGACTCCGCATACTGGAAGTTAAGTAAAGAGGATAGAAAGATACTCTTCTTCCGATATGCAGAGTCTATGGACTACAAAGAGATAGCAAACTTCTTATCTCTAGGTAGTGACGACACCGCACGCATGAGGGGTAACAGGGCCGTCAAGCGGTTGGTTGTTAAGTTGGGTGGCTACAGGCCATACAATGATATTGACTTCATACCGTCCACGGAAACAGGAGAGTCACAAGACTCCCAAGAAGCAGAATGATATAGGTTAACACAGTCACACATATCAATGTGATTGATAGCAGTAGTAAGAGTGGGAAGTATTTAGTTAACCAACCCATTATTATTCTGCATTCGGGTCGAACTCTTTATCAAAATCAATCTCACTATCTATCATCTCTTGTACCATGTCCTCTAAGTCCATCTCCGCTGGGTCCATATGCAATGTCTCCCCATTTATATTATAGAACTCTTCAATCTCTTTCATGCTAGCGAACTGTAGTTCATCGCTCTCTGCCTTAAAGCATACTGAACAACCGCCGTCGTCGCATATCTCACATACCATTGTTACCCTCCCGTTGAATAGAATCCACTGCCATTGAACTTGACAGGCGGTGCGCTGTACACCCTTACCATTGGCTCATTACAATTATCACAGTAAGGTATGATTTCATCGTCGGTCATACCCCGATTGACTGTAATAATACTTGAGTCAACTTCACATTTGTATTCATAACTTGCCATTATGTTGTACCTAAATCCTCACTCCTTGGGTAAACAATAACTTCTTCCCACGGGTCTGATGTAAATCTTGGTATGTCTAGACTATGTATAGGCATAGACATGTGCCAATCAAGAACTTCTTGGTTACTGATGTGTCGTTCGACTACATCTTTTAGAAACTCAGTCATCTTCTATCTCCGTTCCCTCAGGCATTGGTGCTGTTGCTAGTGTACCACACTCAGCACACTCCATGTCAAGGAAGTACATAGCAATCTCTCCGTCGTCATCAAAGACTGTCTTGAGGTTCCAAATCTCACAGCCACATGGGCACACTAATGTAGGTGTACCGCGTATGTCCATAGCCTGTGTGTAATCAGGTTTCATTTCTGTTATATGTTTAGCCATTAGTGCCACCCATTCTTCTTAAAGAAAATCCATGCCTCGCATGGAGTTCCGTATCTGTAGTAAATATAATCAAGCCCGCGCTCTATCTGCCGTGGTGCTGGTGTGTCAGGGTCAAGTCCCAACAGTTGTGGTATCCCGCCCGCGTGCTTCCCCATTACACGGACAGAATTGAATGCTTTAGGATTCCATGCGGATTCCTTAGCCCACAAACTGTTGAGACATGACCATTGTTTATCTTGCCACGCGCTGAGTTTATCTCTAGCGTATGCCTTGCTATCTACTTTACTCCACGCAGTCTGAACTGTTTCTTTTAGTTGTGGTTCGCTCGTTGGAGTATCGTATAAGAACAATGCTACCACTACGAGTAGCAAGAATGTTATCGCTTTCATTGGGTTGTCCTTACCTTGTGTGCAAAGTTAATCATCTGCCTGCGATTGTTCCATGTCAATGAAACATTTGCAAGTAAGACACGCTCACCAGGTAGAGTGCCACCCCAAATCCCATTATCTAAGTTTTCTCTTTTCATACCTTCATCAAAGCATTCAGCCTTAGTAGGGCATGCATTACAGATACTTATCGCGGTCTTTACATTGGCAAGACGCTCTCTATACTCGGGAGTATTGTCATTGGTATGGGAATTGCTTCCGTCGCTGTCAATAGACTCGCTGAACCATAGGTCAGGGTTCTCATGACCTGTGCATAGACCTTGCATTGTATCTCCTATCTCTCTAGTGCTATCTCTATCATCTCGTCAAATTCTTCGTCGAGTTCTTCGTCATCATCATACCCTAATGCTATGTCGTCATCAATCGGTGGTTCGTAACTCATGCTTGAACTCCCTTCCTACCTCATAAGCAGCAGCGATAAAGTCTACATGCTCACTTAATTTTCTCATAAGTTCGTTCTGTTTGTCAAGTGATAGATGACTCATCATCTCTCTAGACAATTCTGCTTTCCATACTATGTTCATGTGCTATCCTCTCTGTTAATGTTAGTGAGTAGTTTATCCACATACTCAGGTGCTAGGACTTACGCTTGAAAGACTACTGATGTGTAGCCGTTAAGGCGTTCGTGCGTGGTAACAAGACCTTTGCTACCAGTAAGGTGCTGATAAGTGCCGTCGCCTAGAGATACCCATAGTGAGTTATCTTTGAAGCGACCATTGTCGGCTGTTGCCTTGACAATAGTACCGCGCTTAGGATACTCTGTTGAAGTATCGAAAGAGTGGTATGAGATTTCGTCTGCGATAATACGCAGTTCCTCAGCCAAGCCAAGGATAGTTGCTGATGTGGACATTTGTTACCTCTCGTTAGTATTTGTATAAGTGGTCAAGGTTTCTTACGCTTTGCCAGTTGGTGTTCGGTGTGTAACATAGGCAATCATCTATGAAGATACCGCAATCATAGCATGAGCGACACATGTTACAGTAGTATGGGTTGTCTGTCAAGTCGGTTTCCGACTCACAGTAGGGGCACAGGTCTAACTCAACCTCTATCTCTACCTCATCAGCCCATAACTTTTCTTGCTCAGGGTCATGCTTGTAAGGTTGTGCTACATAGGCATAGACCTTGGGCTTGTGGCTTTGATTACTCCACCACATGCCCTTGTCGTCCCATGCACCAGCCTTCTCGTTGATGAGATACATAGGGTGCTTAGCGGTGGGGTCACAGGTTAGGATAGCAATCTTGCTACCACTAGCCCATGACTCAACCATAATCCATACATTATCGTCATCTAATGCAGACACACCACCAATTCTAGGTAGCGTATCCTCAGCGAAGACTCGCGTATCACTACGCTTGTCGGACTTGCCGATACTTATATCAAGCACACCATTGTGTGCTAGGTAAGTACGCTCATCACCACCAACCACGAATGGGTGACAGTTCTGTTCGTTCTTAACACCATGTGTGGCGTATCGTGCATGCCACATGGCGTAGCCACTAGGATATTGCTTACGCAATTCCAAGAAGCGAGCGATAGATTTTTTAGCAGACATGCTACGCTCGGAGATTATCCTGTCGCCAGCATGAATAGCAAACCCAAATCCATGTGGATTAGCACATGAACCTGCGGTTAAGTCCGACTTACTGGGTGTAGAGTCGGGCTCACATACTACAAGTAAGCACATAGTATCATCTCCTTACGCGTCAGCCTTGATAGGCTTGTTAATATCTACTGATTGTATCTTGTCCAACCTAGAGTATAGGTCGGGGTAGAGTCCATTGTTGGACGCTACATAGTCAGCGAACCACTCCCAAGATAACGCGCCAAGTTTGACATCATCTAGTCGTAGTTCCCTAGTGTATTCTACCATAGCCTGTGCTAAGTCTAGGGAACTTAACACACCGCTTGTATTCATTGTGCCTCTAAAGAAGCGCAATTCTATTGTGTCTTTGTTCTGCGTATTGACCGCAGAGTAGCGTTCGCTACTGTGTCTGTCGGGATTACCGACCTTGTGCTTGAGTGAGAATATAGGTCTGTCATATTCATCAAAGGTATAGACATCATTGAACCTTGCGAACCTAGACTTACGACCCGCAAACTTCATCATGGTTGGTGCATTGTGATAGACTAGGGCTATGAAGCGGTGCAAGTGTGCGCCACTACTAAATCCCTTGCGACTAATGTGGATATGTAATCCGCATGAGTCAGTATCCCATGACCTTCCGTCATAGAAGGTGCGTAACTTCTCTATGGTATTCCATAGTATAGCACTATTCTCGCGGTAAGTCAAGTGTGTATGTGGGTGCGTCACTATCTCGAACCCGTTACTGAGTGAGCCGTCATGTTTGAGATATGCTAAGCCTTCTAACGCTGTTGAAGCGTAAGCACTAGCAGACTCAATGTTGCGACTATACTCTGTCTCTAACTCGAAGCCTAGATATAAACCATGCTTGTCATTACCCTTGAATATAGGGCTAGGCTTGCATGAGTAATCATGTATGCCACTATTAGAGCGACTCGAACGACAGCAATTAGAACCACTAGGGTTATCACTCTCGTTCTCGCATGAACTATCGTTACTGTGATAGTCGTCACAATCATCACAGTACCAGTTATTATCCTCATTACAAGACTCACAATAGGTAGAGCCTTCGACATTGTAGTAACTGTAACGATTAGAGTAATTCTCTGAGCATGACTCGCAATAGAACGACTCATCAGTATAGCATGTGTCACACCAGTATTCTTGGACACCGCTTATGAAGTACGAGTCATCACTAGACATACCTTCGCTACAATGGTCACATATTCTACCACATTCGGTGCAATAATTGTAATCACCAGCCGTGATAGCGTCATCAGAGTCTATCGTAGTCGAACACCCGTCACACTCTCGCACACAATCGTTACAGTATGTGTTGCCATTGTGGGCAATCTCATCACCCTCTACAATATCAACTGTGCATGAGTAGCAACTCATAGTCTCAATCTCATCTCCCATATCTCTCACCCCCTCTCGTTGGTGTAGTAGGTATAGTATAGCATGGCGTTAAGCCTTTGTCAATTCTCTAGCGTCAATAATAGCGTCAGCAATCTTACTTCTTAACCCTTGAACCTCTAAGGTTAGGGCTGGAAAGTCGTTGCGCTTGTGCAAGTCCTCTTGCAATCGTAGTGCCATGCGTACTATCTCGACCTCTTTAGGGGTCAAGTCTAGCAGTAGGTTATCTTGCGTCATAGTAGCCTTTGTATCGTGTGAGTCTGCGTTCTAACACATAGACTCTACGAAAGGCTATCACTAGCATAGTGTTAGCAAGTGCTAACGCTATCACTACGGCGATTAGGTCGCCTGTAGATAGTACCATGTAGTACCCCTATCTTATCATAGTGCTTGACACCTTGTCAAGTCGTGCCACGCTAGGTGTCGAACCTAGTCACCCCCGCGTTCGGGCGTGGCGTAATCTTATTTAGTAGGCTCTAAGTGAATAGAGGGCATGCTTGCGCGGAAGTCGCGTTCGCG